TTTGCCGCATATCGCACAAGTTACAGCGGCGCTTAGTAATAAACTTCTTAGCTTTCTATATTGAGGATCGTTATAAGCTTCTCTGGATCGACGTACCCCTTCACAATTATTACATCTTGAATTAGATCTTGATCTAGTAGGTATAAACCTTATTCCGCAGTCTAGGCAACCTCTTCCTATTTCAGCCAAGCTAGGCCCCTTTTTATTTTGTTAAGTATGCCCCCCCTAAATTTTTTATTAGTGCGCCTATGAAATTCTTTTTTATTAACTGTCATTTCGTCGCATAGGAAACACCAAAACCACATAACATTTTTTTCAGCTAACCATTCACGATCGCAACCGCATAATCTGCATTTAAACCTATGTGCTATTAATTTCATTTTAAATTAACAAACAAACCTTCAATATTTTTTATAGCTTCAATTCCTTTGCTGCCGCAAGCTATAAACATATTTGGTGCGATTGCTTTACCTTTGCCTTCCTGTCCTTCTAATTCAAAAGCTACTCTACCTTTTTTAAAAGTTATTGCGTCAGCTTTACAAATTATTTCATGAAACCATTTCGTATCTGTTCTGGCAAACAATAACATTACGCCATTACCGTGCTCTATAAACTTTTTTAACCACGGATCCATGTTTCTTGAATACGGCGGATTTAACCAAACAAACCCTTCCCAATTCTGTTTAAGTCCGTCATCTTTAACTGTATAAATCTTTTTAGCAGGAACATTAGTAACTTTTTCACTACTAGCTGGATCTAAATCAAATACAACCCCTAGCTCATTAAATACACTTTTAGGCGAATACCATTCAACAGAATTAGAATCTGTATATCCCGGATTTACTTTCATAGTCCTCCTTTATTTTAATCTTTTTGTTTCAAGCTCATGATAAGCTTTAACGTCTCCACCTAAACCTTTATATTGCGGATCTATCCCGCTATTTTTTAGTTTAGCTTCAACTGACTTAACTGCTTTTCTATAAGCTTCATCAGACGAATGCGCTTCAGTTTCTACTGAATAAGTTACATAAGTTTCGTTATATAACTCAACTGTGATCTTTATATACCACGGTTTCGCGATCGCTAATGTTTTGCTTTCTTCAAGCTTTCCCATTAGTCCTCCTTCTTTATCTTTAACAAACCTTTAATGAATAAGCAGCTAAGCAAGTTCCTTCTTTATCTTATGCTCTTATTACCTCTCATCCCATTGTAAGTCAGTAATATAAGCCTGTTATTATTCAGCTTGCTGCAAGTTTTCTGGCTGGCCACCGTTTGCACGGATCGCTCATTCCTTACTCATTTGGCTTATGCTGCGTTTCTTCATAGAAGTCTCGCTAGCCGGTTTTTAAAGTGTTTAGCAATAACTGCTTATTCAAACTAAGAGAAAGTTAGATTATTAACAAAGCATACATTCAGCTCTTAGTTTTTTTAGTTTTTGCGTTGGATTTTCGCCAAACGATCTAAGAATAAAATTAACTGGCACGCGTAATGTCATTGGCCTAACTTTCTCAAACTTTTTTTTTCTTAGAGGTTGAATTTCTGATTTCTCGCCTACCAATTTCTCGGGTTAGCTCTCGCTCTCGGGCTGCAGTCCGGGTTTAAAGTTAATCTGCAGTTATTAACTTATAAAATAATTATGGCGCCTTCTGGTATTATGTGAGGTATTTTTATTATTTTTTTTTATTACAATAGCTTACAAACTGTTACAAAAGTGCTATATCAACCTTTTGCTAATTCTTTTAATAAATCAATAACTATTTGTTTGTTTGTTGATTCTGCATTTATTGCATTGCCTTCAATTGATTCAATAGTAAAAACATATTTTTTTTGCGGATCGTTATATTGAATTATTACCGGAACTGCGCCAATTAATATATAAGCACCCCCAACAAAATTATTATCACGATCGACAACCTCAAGATCGCTGTATTCTATGCAGCTTACGTCAATTAATTCTTTAACCTTTACAAATCCTTTATTAAAAGCCATATTTTCTCAACTCTATATCATTTCTAAACTTAAGCTTTGAATGTGATCTTGTTTTTAATAAATCTGATAATTCCCAGCCAATACCGGTTTTTAATTTTTTAGGTATAACTGTTATATAAGCTTCTTTGATTAAATTTGCTTCTATTGCTGCTAAAGCTAGCTTAGGTCCGCCAACTATTGCAGATCCGTTTAAATGTTTAGCTTTTTTTAACTTAGCAAAATTTATTTCCTCTGCAAAAGCTGCGGCTGAATGATAATACGATGATTTTTTATTTTCTGATCGTACTACCATAACTCTTCTGCCTTGTAGTGGTAAAGGCAATGATTCAAAAGTTTTTGGTCCGCATAATATAGTTGGATTATTATAAAATGATAAAACCTTGAAAATTGTTTTATCAACGCCTCCAGTCCATTGCATATTGTCAAGATCATCAATTGCAAAATACCCGTCCTCAGACATTGCCATAATTAAATCAAATTTATTTTTCATAATTCTGCAATTGTTTTCATATTAAATTTAGGGTGAATATGTTTAAGTTGCTCATCAACAATTTTAAACGCTTCTTTTTCACTTTCGGCTAAAACGTGTCTATGGCCGCTTATTATTATTGTATATTTTTTCATTCAAATACCTCCGGTTTTGGATCATACAAATATTTTCTTTGTTCAACATCATTCAATGTTTCAAACTTAACCTCTTCAACATAATCCTCTGGATATTGTGCAATATCGCTTAAAGTTAAATCTGATGAATAATATTTAACCTTCATGCACTCTTCTTGATAAAGTAATTGATCAGTTACTATTGTTTGATGTTTTCTATATAAATGCGTATTAGCACTAAATATTGTTATTTCTGTTTTTTTTATTTTTAACTCATTAGCGATCGCAACAGCTAGCTGATCGTAAAACATAAAATCATAAGGCAGTCCAACAACAACGTCAGACGATCTCATAAATAACGTTAAATATAATTTTTCATTTTGATCAATATTTAATTGAAAAGACATAGGGCAAGGAACATTTTTAATTTTACCTTCGTTTTTTAATCCGTCTGTTTCCGGGTCCCATGCCGAAATTACAATTTGCCTGCTAGATCTATTTTTCTTTAATTGATCTAAGGCGTCAAATAATTGATCTCTTCCAAAATGTTTTTTCCACCTATAACCATAAGCTGCTTCTACTTCATTATTATCATTTGTGAATTTATCCCACATTTTTGAATATTGTTGTAAAAATGAAATATCTTTTACTCCCATTAAGGTCCAAGCTAACTCAGCTGCGGCAACGTGGGGCCTTAAAGCTCGACCTTCTGGCATTACGTAATAATTTTCATTTAAACTATTCACAACTGAAAACTCATAACCAAGCATTGTGTTAAATAATGTTTTTGTATTTTCTTCAGTTCTTTGATTATAAATTTTATTTCCATACTCATGACAAGCAACCTGCAGGGACAAAATTGAAGGCGCACCATACCTCATTTTTTATCCTTAAGCTCTTTATACATAAATGAACAGTAATTAACTAAATCAATTAAGCTGTCTTCCATTGATTCGTTTTTAATATTTTTTTGCTTAGCTATATTTACCATGCGCAATGCTTTTATATAGATCATTTGAATATATGAAACTAAACCAAACGGAAAATAATCTTTTAAATTACTTTGTGAATTGTAATCATGATCTTTTTGAATTTGTACTTTTGTAGCTTCTTCAAATAAATCAGGCAGTTTTTCAATCCATGCAAAATCCGGGGCTGTCCAGCCGTCTGGTTTTTTTGCGTCTTGATTACCTCGGTTTGTTGATCCTCCGTTTTTTCTCATGTTAGCTTTATGTACTTGATCAAAAGTTTTTTCAAACGGCGCACCCATTCGATAAATATGACCTAATGCAAAATAAATTAAATCAACTAACGCGTCGATCATTTCTCCATAATCATTTTGATCATAAGCAGTTTTAAATTCTTGCAGCTCTTCCTCAAGCGTATTGATCATAAAGTTATAATCTTTTTTTTCTGGTACTTTAGTTAAAGGCACAGATCCTATAACTTCTTTTTGAAACTGTACTACTTTTTCGTATATATTCATTAAACGTCCTCCTTAACTTTTGTTTCTTCTTTTTTACAAAATCTACAAAAATATATTTGATCTAAATCAACCCAAGCGTGACCTTCAATTTTGCAATCTCTCTTAAACGGTTTTTTTGCTTTAGCTTCATTTTTTAACTTAGACCAATTATTTGCAATTGCTGGCGCTGAAATAGCTACTTTCCAATTTTTCTTATAATAATCTATAACTTCTTTTAATTCTTGCGGCGTAACATTTTTTTCTCTAAGTTGTTTTAATGCTCCATTTACTTTTCCTAGTTCTCCGCTAGTTGCTTCTTTCCAGTTAATATTTAAACCTTTGCACATCTCTTCAAACAATAAATCGCGCTTGCGCTGTTTAATTGGTTTTTCTTTATTGGTTATTGTTATTGCTTCGCCGTCGGTGGATATAGCCTTCGCCTCTATACGAGCAGGACCCCCCTTCATATATGATGAGGGGCCCTCTGGTTGCGTTACCCGCAGCTCGTAAATGTTTGAACTTCTACCTCCGTCTGGTCTTATTCTACCCTTAACGCTTACAGCATTTATTTCTTTTAATTCTTTTATTGCTCGATCAATAGATGAAGTACTCATATTAAGATCTCTTGAAAGTCTTGCTCTTGAAGGAAATGCTTTTCTTTTTTCAGCGTCTGAATATAACCAAATTCCAGCATAAACAACTTTTGCAGCTGCAGAAATATTTTCTCTAACTAGCCATTCTGGTAAGATTGCAAATCTTATTTCTAAAACCATTTTATCCTCTCTTAATAGGAAGGAACAGAGGCGGAGGACAGTCTGCCCCTGTTTGGTCCTTCCATAGTTAAACGTAGTCAAAGGGGTAACTACTTTTATTTTATGTCCGTCCAATAACATTAGCATAAACATTTTATTTATGTGTTAAATAACTGAAGATCTTCATTCGGCTCAGCAATTAACTTATATTCATAAACATTTGATTTTTCTGTTTTCAACGTGTGAATAATCCAACCGCTTTTTCTAAGCTTTTCTATAATTGCTCCAAATTTATAAACCATCAAATCATATACAAATTCTCCATTTGTAATTGGTTTGTTTGTTTCTTTACTTACCCTTAAAGCAAATTTAACTAACGCTGTTTTATTTGTTTGAAGATTCGGTGAGATCACTCTCTCCCGAAATATTTCTGGCCTCATTTTGTCCTCCTTTTTTGTCTAGCCAATATCCGTCAGATCCATCAAAATTAGTTCCTGCCCATAAATGCAAACCTAAGCCAAGCATTCTTGCGCAACGTTTGAAAGCGTCCGATTCTGCTTTTTTTAATATTTCACCTGAGTTTTCTCCAGTATTATTTGCAGTGCCAACCCCTTCAACTGTAATTATTTCTCCATCAATTTTGCAAGTTATTTGGCCAACGCAGCCAACTACTTTCCCAGCTTCTTCGATTTCTCTAATAATTTTCCAATTAAATGGTCCAACTACTTCTAATAATCTTTGGGCAACTGTAGCAAAGTTTAAATAGTCTTCTGATCTTCCGCCACCTTTAGTTAATTTACGGATCCACTTTTCAGGAAATCTTTTTTGTAATTCTTTTATTTGAATCATTGCCAATACTCCTTATACTTTTCTCTATTCGGCATCCACCAAAAATTAAAAGTATTATGCAAATAACCTAAGACACTTTTAACAAATTTATAGGTTACGATCGCAAATAACAAATACCAGATAATGTCTAAAGAGTTAAATATTCCGTCTCCCGTAACATCTGATTCTATAAACCAACCTTCATTCATTAGATCACCTCCTTAAACTGTTTCCAACATTCGTTGCAAACACTATGATCTTCATCTTTTTTAGTTAATTCATTTACGCACAACATACAATTCCCAGAAAATGGAATTGCTTTAACGTTTTTATTATCAACTTGTTTTTTCCAAAACGTTTGTAAAGCGTTACTTAATACCATTAGTCCTCCTTTTTACTTCTATACTCCTTCATATAGACTCTTTGATTTTCTTTTTTATTTAGTTGATCATCAACAATTAATTCTGATAACTTTAATTTAATATCAGTAACGGTCATATTTTGATCAAACACGCCTTCTTTTTCGTATCTAGTTACGCATTGCAATAAATGCGCAGCAGTAGGCAAACTATTTTTAGGTCGTCCCGGACCTTGTTTAATTTCAGCCATGCAGCCCTTCCTTGTCTTTTGATTTTCCGCTAAGCATTCTTGAATTTGTTCTGTGAAACACTTGCGATCTACCTTTTTTATTAGATTTATTTTTTCTTCTTTGTGCTCTATTGGTCACTAGTCCTCCTTGTTTTCATGCCAAATTGATTTCACATTTTGCGAAATTATATTTGCTTGGATCCTGCATAACTCTTCGCTAGCTTTAATCCTTGCTTCTTCGTTTGTTTCAGCGTCAATTGTTATACTGACTTTGAGATCAAACTCGTTTTCAAATTTAGCCATTTAACCCCCTTAGATTAAATATTGTTATTATCATAACATAGTTTTAAATAAATATAATTATTTTATATTATTTTTATTCCAAACTCGATTTCTATAACGATCGTACTTTTCAATGAATTCTTTTAAGTTTGATTTATTTGTTAATTTTCTGCGGCTGTTCCATTTAACTCCACCCCAAAAACCGTCCCGAATCCTGTTTTCAACTGCATAACTTAAACATTCAAACCTTACTTCACAAGCTTGACATAATTTAACTGCTTTTTCGTTTTCTAAATATTCAAAAAATATATCAGGATCTTCACCGATACACTCGGCCCTGTTTTTCCAAGTCATATAAAAATTATAGTTAGCAATAATTTTGTTGTTTAGAGTTTATAATTATATTATCAGCGTAGCCCTGCTGACTAGGACTAGCAAGGCGCCGATTAACATTAGTTAAGAAAATAAATATCTACAACGGCGCCAAGTCCTAAAAAAAACGGCCCGAAGGCCGCTTTCTTTTTAACTTTAATTATTTATATTTTAAAAGATTCTGAAATAATTAAATTGCTATCAATTTTCCAGCTAACTATTAGATCGGCGTCAGCTCTGTGAATTTCATAAAGTTCCGCAGTAACGCCAGCTTCAGTATTATCTCTTAAAATGTCACGCATTTTTTGAGTAGCTTTAGCTCTTGAAATTTCCTCTAAGTCAAAAGTTTGAAAAAAACCTTTGTCTCCGGGTGTTTCTACAATTCCTCTAAATTTCTGCATTTTTGTCCTCCGTTTGTTTTTGTCTTATATATATATTATAGGCACGTTTTTATTTATATGTAAGTATTTTTATTATTTTTTTTTATTTTTTTTCTTTACATTAAATTAAAAGTATGCTATATTTAAACTATACATTAACTAAAGAGAGGACAATAAAAATGGAAAAAGTTAAAGGTGCTGTTGAAGCTATTGCGAAAGCAGAAACTAATGACGAATTAAATAGCATAATAGCTGTATTAAATGGCGCTATAAAAGAAAAACAACGATCGCTACAAGCTGAAATAGCAAATAATTTTTCAGTAGGTGAATACGTTAAATTTTCTAGCAAAAAATATGGTATTGTTGAAGGTACAATATTTAAAATTAATACTAAAACTATTAAATTAGAAACAAAAGAAGGCGACGTTTGGACCGTTAGCCCTAATTTGCTTCATAAAGTAATTCCCGACTCGGCTGAAGTTTCTTAATAAAGAAACGCTTAAAGAAGGGGCTTCGGCCCCTTTTTTATTTATCCCAACAATGTTTTGACGCATTCCAATGGTGTTTTCCATCGTTATAAACTAACCAGCTTGCGTATTTGAATTGATGTAAAATATTTAATCTTATGTAAGATCTGTTAAATTTTTTATTAAGCCATTTAAAAGTGCGATCATTAAATTGAAACAAGCCCTGATCATTAGATCCGTCTGTATTTTCATTGTAAGCATTATAACGGCCAGAACTTTCACAATAAATAGTTAATGCTGCCCAATGCCAGTCTTCAATTTTAAAATGACTTTGAATTAAGGAATGATATTCAGAAACGTGCTCGATCATTTCTTTTTTTTCTTGGCATTCAATATAATTATTTATTTCAATTGAAGTTAAATTAAATGGTAACGCACAAACAACCATTATATCTATTAAGATCATAAGTCCTCCTAATATAAATTTAGCTCATATTTTGTATCTGTAAGCTTTATAAACATATTTATGCGGCTTTTAATGGCGATAGCTGAACAAGTGCTAGCTACATTAAAATTGTTATTAAAGTTGCTATAGATATACCAGCAATAATCCAACCATAAATTTCTTGTCTTGTTGGTCTAGTTGCTAAATCTTTTTGGATCTGATCTAATTTTTCAAATATTTTTTCTATGTCTGCCATAACAACTTGAATCATTTCTTTTTGCGTAAAGTTATCTGCCATTGCAATGCTCACTTCCATATTTACAATTGCAAATCTGTATAAAAGAATTATCTTCTTTTACTTGCACCATGCACATTATTTGCCTCCGCAACAACCTTGTCCGCAGCAGTCCATTATCCACCAACCTTAAATAATATTTCTCTAATTACTTCTTCAATAATTATTAAGTTGTTATTAAATCCACTAATGCTTTCTGAGTAAGCACTAATTTGCGCTTTAAGAGTAGCAACTTCTTGCTGCATATCATTAACTGTTTTAAATAACCAACCAACTAAAGCAGCTAAGCCGCCCTGAAGTATTTGACCGAGATTAACTTGCGCTTTCATTAATCCTCAAACGTTGCCTTTGGTTTATATTGTTCAAGTGCGTGTTGCAAAATTGTCAAAAAACTGACAAAAAATGAACTTAACAAAACTTGCATTAAATCTGCGTCTATAATCCCGGCATTCGCTGACAAATAAATTCCAATTGAACTTTGAATTCCGGTCCTAAATGCTTTGCTAAACATAAACTTCCAATATGCTTTCCAATTATTTTTTTTCATAATTCTCCTTCATTCCTCCTCAATGATATTACCATGCTTAGAACCGATCTGTATCTTTCGAAAGTGGCTGCATTTTTTGTTAGGGCAATAATATTGCTGTTTTAAATAATTTAATTCTGTTTTACATTTGGGACATAATAATTTCATATCCCTCCTTTCTGCTAAACGATTTTCCTTCCACCATTAGCAGCAATTAGTTCGATAAGTAAAGCTTCAATTTTATTTAGTTTTTTTGAAAGAGGAATATTTCCCGGAATATAATCTGTTTGTTTATTTGATAGTTTATTATTGTTTAATTTTTTTATTTCGATCGTAACTTTTTCATTATTATTTAAAGCTTTTGAAATAGTTTTATAAACGCGTGAATAAGCATTCCTTGATTCACCAATAAAACCATCTTTATAAATTATATTATTTTTTTGTTGATCTCCTAACAATACACATCCCGAAGTGTGCTCGTCCGTATTTCCGGAATGTATGAGGATAAATTTAAACCCGGGGACGTCCTGCAATTCCAACATCCCAAAATGATCCGATCCATACCTTGCACTATAACGGCTATGAAAACCGCCTTCTTTTCTATATTTAATTTCGTAAGTGCCTTCAGGTATGCAAGTTTCGTGCATTACTTTAACTTCTCTCTCTTCGTCTTCAAGAGTATAACAAGCAAATTCATTATCAATTAAAAGTATTCCAGAGGTGGAATCTGCTTGGCTGCTAAATCTTATTAATTGTATTTTCATACTTTATTAATTATAGCTAGCGTATTATCCGAATATGGCTCCACTTTTTTTCACCGCCAATAATCATTGTTAATATTCCCGGATTACTTTGATCGCCACTTGTATTTTCAAACCATTCGGATCCATTGTCTAATGTTGGTGCTTGTACTATTAAGCGATCAGAGGTTTCAAAAGCGCTAAAAAAATGATAATGACCCATAAGCAAAATGTCTGAATCAGCAATTCCCGATCGGGATAAAGATTGATCAGCTAACCATTTTTTTGCTTTAGCTTGCGCGTTTGTTCCGCCAGATCTTGCTTGATGTCCATGAATTAATGTGCAAACTACGCCATCGATTTCTAAAGTAACAGATAATTCATTTTCAGGAATAACAAATTTAATACGATCTTTATAGATCGGGTTACCTTTAAAAATGTCATATAACTCCTCAGCTAGCATTACGTCTTTATTATCTCCAAACGTTGTATTTGATTTTTTATTTTGACGGAATTCTCCATGATTTCCGCCTATAAAACAAACTAAAGTTTCATCAAACATTGGTAACAATTCCTTAATTGCATAAACCATCATTCGTCTAGCAACTTTTTGTTGCTGCCGATGATCTAACTCTGTTGAAAATTCTTGTTGATCGTACCACCCAGAACAGCCCTCAACTATATCACCTAACCCAGCAAATATTAATTTATTTATTGGCTCAGTTTTTCTTATTGTTTTTATTTCAGACTTAATTAGATCTATTCCTTCGATCCACCTATCAACAACTTTTTCTGTTCCTTTTTTGCCGATCTGCCAGTCACTACAAGCTACAACAAAACTTTTGCCTTTTTTAAGATCTGGTTTAGCAATTGTTTTTTTTCTTTTAATTTCATTTAATAATTTTTTGAAATCATCATCACCCATATAATGTTTATTTGAAACTATTTTTGCTTTAAAATAATATAAAGTTTCAATTTGATTCGGTCCAACAACCATGTCCCAAGATCTTATTTCAGCTGGCTCAACAACTTTATAATTTTTATAATCATTTCCAAAATATTTTTGCAGCTGATCTTTCCATTCAACGTTTAATGATCCTTGAGGAGTTGAAGTAATTGTTCCTTTTTTTCCGTCAAAATGAATTCCCGGATCAAATCCCTCCGGATGTTTATTTTTTTTCTTAGATATTCTTAAAGATTTTTCCTGATGACTTTTTGCAAAATTGCTAAGATCAGTCATATAAACCTAATCTTATTTCACTAAACCAACGCCTAACAGTATTATGTGATTTATGTTTTAATTGATCAAAATTTTTAACAACATAAATTGCTAATTGAGTGTCAGACAAATTAAGATCATCTGCTTCGATCATTAATTTTTTTAATTCTTTTAAAGCGTCCGGATTACTATGCAAAAAATTTTTGCGGCCTACTCTTTGTTTAGCGTAATTTTCTAAAGTCATGCAGTCCTTCTGTTGTTATTTAATTATATAACAAAAATAAGACTTTTTTTAACTTTTAAATTATTCTGGCTTTGGATTATCAGCTTTAACTTGCGCAATATGATCTGCCCAATTTGTAGTTTCATTAACGCCGTCCCAATATTGCATGTCTAATTGTTCTGCAATAGGTAGATAAGCTTCTTCTCTTGCTCTTTTATAACCATTATTATATTCATCAAGAATTGAGTTTTTACGATCCTCTATTGCTTGTGTATAATCTGCGTCATCAAATTCTAAACGCTCGTTATTTATTTGTTTATATAATGGCTTAGCGTCCTCAATTTCTTGAGTTGCTTGATCCAATGCTTGTTCTTCTGTCATATCTCTCCTATCTTACTATAACTCTATTTATTATATCCGTACAATTTAAAATCCCCTTTGTCAATATTTCCACTTTCCATAAAGATAGAAATACCTTTTGTAACCTGTGCTGAAGTTAAATTACCACCGCCTTGATTTCCTGTAAGTACGCCTGAATTATTAAAATATGAAATTTCTTGCGTATAATGAGTGTATTCACTAGCGTTATTAGAACTAAAAATATATAAAATACCATTTGCTTGTTCGCCTGTGCCTGTACCAATATATAGATCTGTAAATGGTGCTTGTGTTAAAGTTCCAGAATCATCACTAAAGCCAGTATTTGCTTTAAAAGTTACAAAAGCAACCGAATAGCCTGTATTAATTGTTGCATTTGAACTATCTAAAAACCTAAAATTAACTGCTTTAGTATCTGTATCACACTCTAAATTATTAACTACAACTTTATATACATCATAGGAACTATCCCAATTTGTTCCACCTAGAGTAACACTTGCAACTGCACCTGATACAGTTTCGCTATCTATTAAAACTAAACTTCCTGACATTATCCTAATACTCCATAAACACTTGCACTTATACCTAAAATAGTAGCACCACCAACATCAAGAAAATTTATACCTGTATGTGCTTCTTCTACTTTTAAAACTCCAATACCTTTTCTAACAGGTGTTCCAATACTTGACACACCTGCGTTTTGCCACAATGCAAAAGTATAAGAACTTGTATTTGTTGGATTAAAAATATAGATTGTAGTACCAATACCTAAACCTTGTGTAATACTACTCGGATCATAAAAACCAAAAGACTTCCATTTAGTATCATTTTCATCATTATTATCAGCAAACCCACCACCATAAGACCTTAAAAGTTGTACTGCGTCATCATAGTTTGCACTAGATACAACGCCACTTGCATTACGAAGTCTTACTGCTAAATCAACACCTGAGCCAATATCAAAGTTATCAATCATTATTGCATAAACATCATATTGGTCTGTAAAGCAATCTGTAATGTCCATTGAAGTTACTGAACTTGCAGTATTTGATTTAATAAATTGTAAATTAGTAGCCATTAAAAACTCTCAATTCCATATAACGATATAGTAGCACTGTCCATTGCAGCCATTCCAGTGCCTAATCCAAATCTTATTGCATTAATTTGTTCTGCATGATTATAAACTTGACCACCATATTCAAAACCAGACTTATCGCTTGCGTCTCTCATTGCACAATGACTTGTACTATGAGTAAATCTTGTGCTATTTCCTGCGTTATATAAATACATATAACCATTACCTGCAGAAAGAGCATTACTACCTATGTCGCCAAATAATCTTGCAGTATTTTGACTTGTGCTTATTCTTTCAGAAAAAGAACCATTTTCTAAACCTCTTTGGTTTGCAAATTCATATCCAGTTTCATAAGTAGATCCACCGTCATTAGATAATCTATAACCAAACTCACTTTGACTACCAAAATGAATATCAGTAAAAGTAAAAAAATGAAATTTATATTTTGTTTCTTGTAATGCAGTAAAATCGCAAACTGCACTAGCTACTGTTTGAGTTTGTAAAAGTATTAATTGTCCAAGTTGTGTCCATTTATTGTCTATGTCTAAATTGTAAATATCATTAGGTGTAAAAATCCCTTTATTATTAAACGAGCTTTGATCGGGACTTTCTGGTATATATCCAAATTCATTACTCACGATCCGACCACCTTGTATAATGTAAAAGTTCCACTTGCTATGTTGCCACTAGACATTTTAAAATTAACACCATCACTTGCACTTGCTACTGTATGTACTATTCCACCCTGTGCCCCTGTTAAAAATGGTGTTGCATTAAAGTGGCAAGTTTCATTAGTAAAAAAACTATATTGTGCTGAATTATTAAAATTATAAAGATAAATTATACCTTGTGAGCTTTCACTTGTTGCAGTTCCTGTATTTCCTAAAGAAATAGCAGTTTGATTAGTTCCACTTGTATTTGAAAAAGTTGTATCTGTTCTTAAATTTTTATAAGCATAATCATATTCACTATCTGATTGTGCAGTTCCACTTTTAGTTAATTGTATTTGTAAGCCAACATTATTTGTTGCACCTACAACATTATTAAAAGCAACCATATAAACATCATCACTATCTATGCCTGTAAGAATTACAGCACTAACTGCACTTGATACTGTGTTTGTTGCTACTTGTACTAATCCCATTAATTATCAACCCTTAGTCCATAAGTTTTAAAAGTTGCAGAAGTTAATGTATCATTATTGACTTTTGCTTGAAAACCTGTGATTGAATTTAATTGTTTTAATACACCTATTAATTTAAAACTTCTATGTTCAGTGCCACTTAAAGTTTCATTTTGCATTAAATAAAATGTGTAAGAACTACTGGAAAATGGATTAAAAACATAACTCACCGCACCACTACCTAATGAATTAGCTACTTGACCAAACCCTAACTGTATATCAGTATCGCTTTGCGATTTTAACTCATTAAACCCGCTTTGCCTTTGTCTTTGATTAGCATAAGCATAATCTGAACTACTAATAACTGACCCACTAGAATTAATAAATTTCATATCTAAATCTATTGTTGATGAAGCAGTTGTGTTTGATAAAACTATTTTATAAATATCATAATCTGCTGAAAACACATCTGTAATATTTACAGTTGTTACTGCACTTGATACTGTTGTTTGGTTAAGTAATCTTAAATTGCTCATATTAAATCTTTTTTATTCCATATAAATTTACAGTAGCACTAGCAAAAGTGCTTGAAGTAATTAATAACCTTATAGCATTTATAGTTTCAGAAACTGCATAAAAACCACCACCAAAAGTAGATATATAATCGGGGTCTTGTGTTATTCCTGTAAATTGATGAGTCGTAAAAGAATAACTAGAACTATTATTAAGGTTATAATAATAAATATAACCACTAACTTGTTCCCCTGTACTATTACCAATATTATGAACTAAAGAAATTGCACTATCACTATCTGATTTTTTTTCTTGAAAAGTGCCATTTGATTTCATATACTGAAATGACCATTCATAGTTAGAAGTTTCAAAAGAACTTCCACCGTCATTTGATAATTGAGTTGTAAATGCTTTATTATCATCTGCACAATGTCCATTAATTAATTCAAGTAAATGAACATCATAAACATTACCTTTAATACTTGTAAAATCTACTGCGCTTGCACTTGATACTGTTTGACTTTGTATTAATTCTAACGATCCTCCCCAACTACCATTTTTTTTAAGATCTAATATTTGACTAGGTGTATATAAACCTATATTTTGTTTTACGTTGTTCGGTTGCGTACCTAAGTAAGCCATAAAAACTCCTTTAGGTTTGTCTTAGAAACGTAACGTTATATTCCGCGCTTGAAGCTGCTGAACATAAACCTTGAAGCTTATCTCCAGTTTCCAATGCAATCTTTGTTTGTATTTCAATTGTTGTTCCAAACGGAAGCGAAACATTATTTAAAATGTGTCGTAAAGATCCGCCTGATTTAGTAACACTTAGATCAACAGTAACGTCAGCACTACTTCCAGAAACATTTGAAAGCAAAATTCCAATTGCTGTTTCTGTAGTGGATGAAGGAACTGCGTCTATAATATCACCAGCAGAAGTCCCGAGGACTCCTTGAACAGAATGCAGGGTATCGGCCATTTATATTTCCTTTCTTAACTTAATGCTAATACTAAACCTAGACTAACGCCAGCTGGTGCTAAATTAGCAATGTCTTGCGCTGTTGTCTTTTTTAAATTATTGCTGTCGTCAGCGTCACCTATTAAAACAATATCCGATCCAGCAACTGTTGCTGAAGTTGCACTATTAGGCGCAATAACCAATGTTGAAGCAAAAGCCCCTGAAGTTGCGGCAGCTCCTCCGGATAAACCAGAGGTTCCAGAAGTTGTGATCGTAACTCCGGTAATATCTCCTTCACCAATAAAATCTACAAAGGAACTTCCATTATAAAATTGTAAAGTATTTGTATCTTTTAAAAATACAAACTGGCCTTCTTCTCTTTTTGATGAGGTGATTCCCGAATCTCTAGCGCTCGAATCTGCAAAAACCATAACTCCCTGCATGAGAAAATTATTAACATCTGCAGCAGATAAAACCTCGCCAACCGTAAATTCTTTATATCCTGATAATGCCATTTTGCTCCTTAATAAGCTAACTTTGCCGAATCTAATTTACCAAATTCGGTATCGTCTAAAATTAAAAACGTTAAATTTGTTGCGTCAGCCGTTCCGATCGTTATGTTTGATGATCCCGGTTTAATGCTCCAAATCATATTATTAACACTTAGCAGCTTAGATCTTTGAGAACTCTCGCCAATAGGTGTTAATTCAACTTTTATTATATCCGCTAAATCAAGTTGCGCAAGCGAACTTTGTTGGCTAGTTGAAAGTTTATCTACAGAAATATTTAACCCTGCAAACCTTGTTTCAGGATCTTTAAATTTATTTAAAAGAAACAATGCTGAATCCGCTGCTTCAGTGTCATCAGACATATTTAGATCAGATCTTGTTAATTGTCTAACTCTATATTTAGCTTGGCTTGTCGCGTCTAATTTAGTTTGTGCTGTTCCGTTTTTTCTTTGTACAGTAACACGGTTAAATAAAAGATCATCGTTTAAATTTAATTGAGTTTGCATATATGAAAAATCTGATCCATCATCTGAAAATGTTATTGAAGGACTACCTGAAGGAAACGTACTTGATCTTTCTTTAAAAGTTAATTTACCTTCACGATCAACAAACAATGCGCCATTTTCACTTTGCTCAATATTTCTTAAAACGTCGATCGTTGTTCCGCTTTGTGATCCTGATTGCAAAGTTGTATTTCCTGCATTTATAGATCTTAATAAAGATGGAAAACCTACCGAACTGTCATCTAGTATTGCTGTTATTCTTGTTCCTGATAATTCTGCAGATCTTGTAACAGAAACTTCTGTTGATGATAATAAAGCAATTGAATCTGAAGCTCTACATAAAACAAACGATTCTTTTTTACTTGGATATTGAATTGACCAGTCGTCAATTGTACCTCTAAAAATTGTGTAATAAGTAGATCCGTTATGCGAAGCTTCAACCTTAACTTCCATTAATGGCTCAATTCCCGGAAAAAATGGTCCCGCTGTATTTAAAGGATTATATTTTCCAGTTTCATTTCTTAATGTGAAAGAAACAGATCCCGCATTAAATTCATCAGTTTCTCTTGATCTACCTCTTGAAATACTTATTTGCTGCACGTCAGCTGTTACATCTGTAAATTCTGTAACTCCACCTAACCCAGCGGATCCGTCTAAAACCCCTCGAATAACATCATCAAGCGTAAAAGTATCCGTAGTAAATCCAATTGAAAGTTTATAATCCATTAGACAACGCTTAAACTATTACCAACAGTTATAGGAATTGATCCGTTAGATCTTTGATACTTTTTCAAAGCATTTACGATTTCAGATCCTATTTCAGCTCCATCTGCTCCCATTCCGGCATTTACTGTAATATTCGCAGTAAATCCCATTTGATTGCCACCAGAGAGAGGTACGACTGCCTCAGGCCCGCTCTCGCCGATCAATGCTAACGTAGGCGAATCAACAATTCCACCTTTTGCTAATCTTGGAATATTAGGAATATCCGGCGGATCTATATCAATTCCAAAAAAACTAAAACCTAAACCTGCATTTAGATCATTAATAAAACCGTTTAATTTGTCAATTACTTTATTAAATACAAATTTAATTCCTTCTAATACAACTCCAGCTGATGTTTTTAAAACTGTTGAAATAGTTTCTAAAAATCCTGTTCCGAAAGATTTTAATTTTGGAATTAATAAATCTCCTAATTTATTTAATGCGGTAAAAAATAAATCTTTTAAAACTTTAAATAAATTAAAATCTGATTTAAAAAATCTTAATAATCCTTTAAAAGTCTCTTTTAACATATCAACAGCTTCTCCTACATCACCTTTAAAAAGTGCTTTAATAAACCCAACAACTCCATTAATAATGTTTTTAATCATCATAAAATTAACTTTTACAATCGCTAAACCTTTCTGAAAAGCAGCAACAAACCCATCTGATTGAAAAAACGCTACAAATCTTTGAAAAAGATTTTTTAAAAAATTAATTGAATTATTTACTACATTTCTAAACTTTTCGCTGTTATCCATTGCAAAAGTAAATCCAGCGGCTAACCCAGCGATCGCTCCTGTAATTAATACGATCGGGCTGAATAAAACAGATAATGCAGAAATTAAAGCAAATACAATTGGAATTAATAAAGTTCCTAT